TGTAATCATCATTCAAATTAAATGACATTGATACCGTTCTTGGTTGAGTCTTAAAATTATCAGTATGCTGGATATAATATCCACCCTCTTGATATCTCAAAAGATCATATCCACTATCCGATTGTAAAAAACATTGTGGGAAGTCTGCGATATACTTCTTCGCTGCTACAGCAGATTTATTAAAAAGAATATCATCTATTCTCTTCCTAACATCTTGATTTGCACCAATCACATCTCCAAGAGATATATTAATAATGTCACAATTTCTAACAGAGGCATTTTGATTACCACTAACACCTATCTCAGACGTTCTCCATTCTGATGCATCTTTGTATTCCGATATAATGTAATCACATTCTTCTTTAGTAAGAACATCATCATAAACTTTAAACACCTATCTCAGACGTTCTCCATTCTAATGCATCTTTGTATTCCGATATAATGTAATCACATTCTTCTTTGGTAAGAACATCATCATAAACTTTGATGTAATTTGCAAGACTATTCAAACTTTTTGTCACAACTGGTTTAGTTTCAACTGGTTTAATTACGTCCTCAGTTATTCGATGATCTTTATCAAAATAACTAGAAAAATAAGGACCACGACTTCTCACATAATGTAAGAATACTTGATTACAATATGTTCCTTTAAAAGGTTCTCTCCAATGAGCACCTTCAATACCCAAATAGAGCATTGCATCACCTCGATTTAAAACTACCTCTCTTTTTACTTTTTTAGGAGTTTCAATCCATATTGCCCATGGTTCATCACAATCCAAATTAACAGTCAAAGATATCTCACAATGACATTTGTCAACATGGGGTTTTAATTCATTACCATGTTGATAAATTCTAGCATAAGAATATGTTGGTACTACAGTTTCTCCAATCAACTGAGATACTGTGGTCGTTTTTTCGCACAACAATTCTACAAATGATACGTAATCATATTTACTTTTACATCCAGATACCTGAGAATCTTCTTTCAGATTGGAAGTGTCTGCATAAGTTTTAAAGTCTTCTGCTAATTGTTTTGCTTTGTTTGATGATATAAAGTTAGGAACAACCAAATAGTTGTCTTCAAATAATTTAGAGATCATTTAGTGGCGGAATCCTCCTCATTTTCAACTTCTTCAATCAGTTCTTCAATTTCATTTACAACTTGTTCGGTTGGATCTTCTTCAAACAACAATTCAAGATTAAATTCACTGTCCAATACACTTAAATCAATATCCGAAAAGTCTTTGATAGTATCCTCATGAAGTTTTGCGCTTAACTGTTGGGTATCACCAGTATCAAGAAGGGATCCTGTCTCATTGTCATTAAAGAATGACTCATCTACAGCATCATCAAACAGAGATGGATCTAACTACCATCGAAGACGGTGACATTATCATATCCTCTTTCAGATTGGAATGCAGTTTTACTCTCTTCAATATTATCTTGTAAAGTATTTGAAGAGTAAAACAGATTTTCGTGTGCTTCCGCTACACGGTCATGAACTTTCTGTATTTGATAGTCATGATCATCTTTCATTGACTCAATATTTTCTTCATGTCTAGACTGCATTTCCTCCATTTGTTCTTCAAGCTCTTTCATGGCATCTTGCCAAGATGTAACTTTTTTACCTTCACGTTCTTCTATTTCCCCTTTAATGATCATTTGGCGCTCATATTCCACATTAAAATGATCAACATATTTAACAATATCTGCACGAGTGCATGGAGTGTTTGGAATAGGAGAATCATATTCAATCCACCCATCACCATCTTCTGTGCCATTATCTTTCCACTGAATTGCCCAAAGATGCTCAATATCTACAAAAGGCCATTTATCTTCATCAAAAAAGATGCTCACATTGTCAATACCAATGTACCTATCTTGCTCGATTAATGTAAATTTTTTCATTCCTCTGTTACCTCTTGTACGTTGGCAGTTAAAACTTTATTCTCTTTTGCGTGTTGTAGCATTTGAGCAGCAGCTGATAATACATTAATATTGTTTTCATTTGCCTTTACCATTTCATTTCTAAACGATTCAACCGCTGCGCCAGTTGAACGTTGCTGCTGAGAATTTTCAATCATCAGCATTGGTAACCAATTAATCGCACATGCCCATTCATCCACAGGCTCCCCAGTATTTGGATTAGCGCCCCTTATTTGAGTGTACCAAGAACATTCCAATCCTTTACAATCAGATTGAATTAAAGGACAAAAGTTTCCAGGTTTAATTTGAGCCATGATTAAATCAAAATAGTAATTGTATTATAACATATTTAGTTTAATGAGCAAATTATAGTGTCAATGTATTGAACTGCTAGATTTAACGTAGATGTTCTAGTTTCGTTCATAGATGCAGATCCACTAAATGGATGAGTGTGAGATCCACCCCCAGAATTCCCATTCATACCACCAGTAGCAGTTGTTCCAGACAAAAGAAATGTTCCACCAAAACTAAATGGTGTAGATCCAGATCCCGCCAGATCCACCAGTTAATCCCACATGAGCATGGTCTGGCAATTGGGATAATGCTAGTGTTGTATTACCAACATTTTGAGTTGTAGTAGGAGCCAATACAACTGGAAATGTATCATTAACATTTACAGGGAAGTTTCCACTCGTTGATGATAATACTGTTGTAAAATTTGTAGTTCCTCCAGAACCACCACCAGTTCCAGAAACAACTCTTAATGCCTTATTATTTTGAGTAGCAATCCTTGTCCATCCTGTAGGTGCTGATGCTTGGAAAAACAGTTTTATAGTTCCAGCAGGATATAACCAGTAAAAACTATTAATAGAATTTGCAGTATTTGCAATGTCAAATAAAATGCCTGTAGAAGTTAGTCTTGCCATATCAAGAAAACGAGCAGAGAATAACGTCGATATACTGTAATCTTAAGTCAATTGATCCTGTTCCAGATGCTGTAAAATTTATATTGCCACTGAATGGGTGATTATGTGATCCACCAGTTCCTCCAGGGGAAACAACACCACCAGTATTATTTGATCCACTAACCAAAAAGTTAGATCCTCCACTTGAGGCACTTCCACTTCCACCCGTCAAAGAATTATGAGTGTGATTTGGAATTTGAGATGTTGTTAAAGTTGTGTCTCCAACCGTACCAGATACAGGGACATTAGCACTAAAACTAACACTTACAGGAGAATTACTACTAGGAAAAATTGTACTAAATGTTAATCCCCCAGCACCAGACACTCCACCAAAACCAAAACCACCACCAGTTCCAGACACAATTCTTAGTGCTTTATCATTCTGTGTAGTAACTTGTGCCCATCCAGTTGGTGCCGCGGCTTGATAAAACACCGATACTGTACCTTGTGCCAGAACTCCGTATTTTGAATTTAATGAGGTTCCGTCATCAAAGGTTATCCCAGTGGCGGTTAATGTTGCTGCCATCGTACAATAATATTTCTTTTATTTACTTATTTATCCTTTATCCAAAATCCATCCGCAGTCATTGCCCAACCTTCAGCAATCATCTCATCATAGGTCATAGGAGAAAATTTCTTCATGATGAATGAACCATCCCCATTGTCAATCCATTCAATGTTATCCCCCTCCTTTAAATTAGCAGTATTAAGGAGATCATCAGGAAGACTAATAAAATACTCGTCATGAACTTTTTCAACTTCTAAAGTCCAAGTCTTTTTGGTAAATTCTTCTTTATTGAATTCTCTCACCCGAATAGTCTTTCCTTTGTCTGGAGATTCATATATTTTTGTCATATTACTTGTAAATAAACGGATCTTCTTTGTTAAGTTTTTTTACCAATCTTTTGCTTTTTTGATTCTCAAGATATTCTACAAATAAATTAAATATCTTCTTAGTATATTTAATCATATATTAGTTATATCACAAAGAATATTTATTCCAATCCTGTGTTGATGGTAAATGAGCATCAATTCTAGTCAGAACTCTGTTTTCAAATTCATAGAGGGCATTTGTTGTCTCAATATTTTCCTGTTCAAGTCTACAAATATCAGCGAGAGCACAATTGTATTTTTCTTCTAAATGCTCTACTCTAGTCTGTAAAGACTGAATTAAATCAAGCAAAGAAAATTTACTTTCAACAAATCTATCTACATGATCTTCAATTATTTTTTCTTCTTTATTTGTGGCAATAAACCAATCAACAAATTTTTTAATCATCATATTTCACCTTCATGAGTTTTAATATCGGTAGCATCTGTTTTTATAGGTGCTGTTGCTACTAGTCTTTCCTGCCGTTGTTTAAGATAAAAATGGGTTGCTGAGATACATGACTCTTCAGTAAAAGATGTGACCAACCGACTTCCGTCTTTGTCAGTGGAGTACCAAGATCCA